TTTAACTTTCGACTGAGAGATATCGTAGATTAGGACGAGGTCTTTCGTAGAAATGGTGGTTGGAGTGCCTGCGTTTGAGGCGTCAAGCTCTACTGTGGCGAGTGCTTCCAAAGTTGGTGCGTCGTCTAGTGTTGGCATAATTATATATAAGTTACGCTAAGTAGAGGCAGCGAACTACCCCTACTCAACTAGATTAATTAGGTAGCAGGAGTGCTGGAGTCGCGCTTGAAGAGAACAACGTAACCAAACTCAGTCTTGATGGGCTTAGTTGCGCTCGCAAGAACACCACGGAAGAAACCAAGGGTTCCGTCAGGGTTGGTGGACTCACTGATGATGTTCTTCCAGTCGAACTTACCACGGTAGTTAACAGGGTTAAAGCTAACTCCGTTGCCTCCGCTCATTGGGTTAGGAATGAGGGCTTCGCAAACTTCAGGGTGCATTACGAACGCTGCTTCGATAGGAGCGGTCTCGTAAGCTGTGTTCGGGATAACGACTCCGCCAGACAAGCTGTAAGGATCGACCTTGGTCAAGGCTCCACTAGAGATAGTGAAGCGAGGGGCAAGATCGTCAACAAGGTGGTAGAATCCTCTAAAGGACTTCTCGATTCCCAATGGAGCGATCAGGTCACTGACCTTGGCGTTGTTGTAGCGAACGTCATCACGGAATCCGGCTTCAGTCTGGAGCTGGTAAGAAGCTTCAGAAGAAATAACAATCGAGAAGACTGGGCGACCATTCTCGCGACCGTATGCGTTTGAACCTGCACCTGCGCGGATGAGCTGGTAGTAGATTTTGTCAAGGACAGCGTTAGAGACGTTAGCGTCGGGGCTAATATCAGCGTTACTTGCGCCGGACTTAGCTAAGTCAAGTGCAGTAAGAATATTTCCTTCAAACGGATCGTCTGAAGTGTTATCAGCGTCAGCGTCAACAGTCGAACGGGTAACAGAACCAGCAGCGAGGCAGCAGGTCAAGTTAGCGGCGACTTTCTCGTATTCGTCACGGTAACGGTTCTCCCAAGTGTTACGGGTAACCTGCGTCATGAGGTCCATGATTGCACGGAGCTGCTCTTGACGGTGTGAAGCGAATCGTAGGTCCTCCAAAGAAATCTTTGGTGACTCGATTACGGCCCGCTCAAGTTTGAACGACTTGAGTTTCTTGCTGAACTGAACGAAGGAGCGTGTGTCAGCTCCGAGTCCACTGCGGCCAGCGGCGTCTTGTGCTCCACCAACAAGTTTTCCTTCACCGAGTGCTGTGGCACCGAACTGGTTAGATACGTCAGCCCATTTTGCGCCAACAGTATTAGGATCATCCGTCCCATCCGAAGCATTTGAGTCATTCAATGCGATGGCGCGGTCATATACGAGCGTGGTCTGTTGGTAGCCCATTCCATCAGGAAATGCGGACTGTTTAGTGAGGTCCAACCAAGGAGAGGTGTGGAGTGTGCGTGAGTAGATATCGCTACCGATGCGGTTAGCTTCTTGAGCGAGGATAGTGTCGATGACAGTGGTGCCACCAGCGAGGTCAAATGTAGACATGATTTTAAATAAATAAGGGTTTGCGCTTCCAGCCAACGTGGTCGGAAACTAAAGAGTTTTAGGGCGAACCTCTTAGAACTAATCAATGGCTAGAGCAACCGGAGTTTCTATGTGCTTTACCAGTTGTTTAGAACTATTTAAGGCTAGAGCAACCCAACTGATAAGTGCATCTTATCATTGTCTGGAGATCTGTCAACGGGGGTCACACGGCTCCTAAGGCGGCGTTGATTCGCTGCTCAAAGGTCATATCATCTGTAAGACCTGAGGGATCTGCGGTAGCTTTAGTCTGGCCAGACATCGCTGGCTCTGCTTCCTCGTATTCAGCTAACTGATTCGTTAATACCTCGATCTCTTTCTGTGATCGTAGGTAATTTTTGACGATAGTAGGTAAAAGCTGCGCGGAAACAGAGTTATAGGCATGGTCTACGGGGTGCAGGACAGAGGGATCTGTATCAGAAGCCTTCTGTTGGATACTCTCCATATTGACTTCTTCGAGTCCTTTAAGGAAAGGTAGCTTCTGTTGCACTCTTTCGACTACATTTCGGGTCACATTTTGTCTTAATTGTGCTTTTTCTGCTGTCGCGGCTAGTGTTTTTTGTTCTTCTAGTTGTGTTGCTTCAGCTAAAGCGGCCTCTGCGTTCTCATAAAGGTGTTGTCTTCGGTCTAAAATAGGGTTTACGTCCTCCATAATACGGAAGATTCGGGCTTTATCTCTGTCTGAGGCGTCTGGTAATAGCTCAGAAAGCTGCGCTTCCTGCTCGTCGGGGTCGTCTAAAGCGATAACATCTACTAAAGCGTCTGAATCTACCTAGTATTTGTCAGCAATTTGGTCTGCTTGCTCTACTAATTCAGATAAAGGGGTAGATACAGCGGCTTGATATGCCTCGGTTTGTTCAAGGTTTGTGAGTGCTTGCTGCTGTTCAAACTCAGCAAGGCGTGATTGTAGCTGTTCTACATCTTTATTATCTGCAAGGGCTGTTAATTCCTGTATCTTGGACTCGTATTCTGTAGACTTTTGCCTTAATTGGTCTAATTCGGAACGGTTAGATTTTAACTCGGTTTTAAGTTCCTTGAATCGGTTAGCCGCTTTCGGGGTCCACTCGTCACCGATGTCTTCTGTTAGCTCATCTAAGGGGCTGGTCTCTTCGTCAGAGGTTTCTTCTGTTTCTTCAGCGACGGGTTCGCTTTCCTCAACTTCTTCGGTCTCCTCTACCGCTTCGACCTCCTCCTCAACCTCTTCTGCGACAGGTTCTTCCTCAATAGTTTCCTCTTCGGGTTCAGAGATCTCTTGGTTAATATTAGCAAAGGCGGCTTCTAGTGAGGCTTCAAAACTTTGGGGTTCGTTGGCGTCGGGTAAGCTTTCTACGTTATCAACAACTTCGGCTTCTACGGCTTCGGGGGTTTCTACAGGTGAGTCCATTCGTCTGGTTGGTTAGGTTTAGTTGTGGAGGGCCTATGGGTCAGCTTCTCCAGATCATTAAAGGCATCCCTGTATCCCGCATACCAAGCCAGTTTATGGCTGTTCGCTTGCGGGTCTGCGTCCAACGACGTAACCGTTGGGCCAGAGGCCTCTTTCAAAATAGCAATAGCCTGCTGCAAGCAGGGGTCTTCTAGTAACTCCCGCAACTTTGTAACTGACTTTAAATCTTTGAACCAGTGCTCCAGCTTAATTGGGACAGTGGTTTTCTTTCTAGTTGGCATTTTTATTGTTCACGAAACTTCAAGGCGGCTTCCGCGTCGCGAATCGTTTGCTCTTGGTCGAACTTTCTTTGCTTGATAGCCATGTCTAGTTCAGCCTTCTGCTGCGTGATCTGCATATCGACTTGCGCCTTCTGTAGCTTCATGTCTACCTCAGACATTTGAGGTTGTCCACCCCCATCTTCAGAAATTTGTTGTTGTTCTCTCTGAATCTTTTCCAACGCCTTCATGGTGTTGTTGATTGCTTCCTCAGCGAATTGAAGGACCTGTCTTGTGTTGGCAACTACTGGCTCCAATGCGGGATCACCAGCGGCGTATTGGGCGGTCTCACTAATGTGTTGGTAAAGTGCCTGCAATGCTGGAAGAACTTGCTGTGGGTCTGCTTGCCCTTCATCCATTGATTGTATAAACTGCTGAAGCAATGGGACATGTAACTGTAAGTGTTGACCATGTAACTCACTAGACACAACTGGGACAGGTCGTCCTTGTTGCAACTGTTGGTTCTCAAGGTAGGCGATTTTAGTATCTACCGACTGTCTTTCTGACTCTTGCGCCGGAACGTAGCGATCCGCGAGGTCGTGACCGACACGAGTGCTAACGATGTCACGAGTAAGGTTGCGGCGACCAATGTCATCGAATTGCCCACTAATTCCTTGAAGCTCGCGAAGCGAGACGAGTCTGTTTGCTTGCGATCCATTGCCAATGGAACGAACTGCTTTGGTCTGTGCGACATCTAATTTTTTAATGAATTCTTTATCTACGCCCCGTTTCTCACAACGGTCGAAGAAATCTTTAATCGCCGCGTCAGGTCGTTTTACCTGAATAACACGGCGCACCATCTCGCGCATCAGGCGAGTCCAACTTGAATAAAAGAGGTTTAGTGTTGATCCACTAATACGTGTAGCTACATCCATGTCCGCTACAACCTGCATCTGGTTCTTGTAGGGCGAAGTCTGGTTTGGCCCATACGGAGACATTGTGTCGGTGTTCAACGAAAGTTGCTGCGTCAAATCCTGCAAGGCTGGTTGGACCGCTGTGCCTAAGTTCGGGATAGCCTTTTCAACAATCTTGACGTTAGGTGACATCACGGCATACGCGCCATAGAAAGTAAAGCTGAGTTCGTCCAACGAGCGTTGGTTTTCTGGCTGAATCATTACAGCCGACGCTAACATTGCACCATCTATCTGCTGGCAACGTAGTCGGTTACTTGTTTGAACGTGGGAGAAGATCCGCTGGCCGAGTCCTCTAATGGAATGATAAGTGCCATTGCTACCAACTCCATATGTGAAGAAGATATACGCCTGCTCGGGTGTATCGTAGCGGCTGACCTTTTTATACATGAAATTTTTAGGATCAGTCTCAGCGGATATGTAATGGCTCACACTACCGTCGAGTTCACGCACCCAGTAATGGAGCACGTCGACGGTAGGGTTTTGGTGTCCAGTATAGAGATCGTTGTTCTTAATTTCTACTTGTAGTTCTTCGTAGTCAGAGTAGGTGTTACCACCATTGCTTCGGCTTGATGTGCGGACGTTCTTGAGCATCGCACGTTTTACTTCTGCTATATTCCAACCGACCGCTTTAGCGGCCTTTTCATTTTTAATGAAGTTATGAAGTTCATGTAAGTGGTAACGTCGGCGTCCAACAGCGATATCGATTGCGTCTTCTGTTGCTTGAGACTGTCGCGGTATTAAGATGTCTGAGAAACCCCCGACACGGAACTTCCAGTCTTCTGGTGAATCAAAATAAGTAATCCCAACACCATGCTTAACGAACTGTGTGCATAACCTTAGGTAGCTGCTGTGAAACTCTGGCCATCGGCGGAAGAGGTTTGTTAGTTCTTCCGCTACAATGTCCTCTTTTGGCCCCTGCTCGCTCCGCTCACCTGTTGTGGACTTGACTTCCACAAGGCGCTCCAAAGAGCTGTAGAGGTCAACGTAGGCCGAAAGAGAGATATCTAGTAAACGCTGTGCTTCTCCAAAGTTCAAGTTGGTCTTGAGTCCCTGACCACTAGCCGCTAACTGTGATTGGCTGTAGGGCGCAACACCGTCAAACATACTGTCAATTCGTGAGCGATTTACGGCGCTACCTTCATCAGCTTTTAGTAAAGTGTTGAATATAGATACCGCACTTTTTACGTCCCGTAAGCGTGTTTCGACCTTCTTGCCTTTCTCATCAAAGGGGCTGAGTTCTAGGCCGTCAAGTTCGTGGAGATTAGACATGCGGGATTATTCTATATATTTATTGTTATATGTCAAGATTAGGTCCCTACACCTCAGGCCAGACCTGTTCCACCAACCCTGAGACCTTTTTGTTGTGCCGTTTACCATACTTGTTGCGTATTTGAACGTAAGGCGTGTCTCCCCTATCCTGTTCTGTGACGATGTGTGGGCGGATGTTTCTAGTCCCTGACATACGCCACACTGCTCCGTAAGGGGTGATTCCGTAATTAGGGTAATCTGGTATAGTTCTGATGTTTTTTGGGAGCGAGGTTGTTTCTGGTAACTTTAGTTGCTGTTCGTCATGGTAGAAACGGCATGGGCGGCCCCCATCAGAGCGTATCGTTGTATAGTAACCACGTGAAGACCAATATCGAGTTAATCGCTTGTTCGTTTGGTTGTTGTAAACGTGGTTTGTGTCGGTGAGCGAGTAGTCTCGTGCGCCTTCGATTTCATTTAAGGTCATCTTCATTTCATCTATGGTGCTGTAATTATTTTCATTTGCAAAGAAAAAACTTTTATAAATGTGATGTGGTGCCGTAATTAGTAATTACAGCACCAAAGGGTTTAAAGAAAAGTTTTTATATATGTAGGGAAATAATTACAGCACCAAAGCTATTGCCTTTTCCTTGATTTTATAAGGTTTTTTCTCTGTTGGCGAATACGTTTGCGGTTTTTACGGTAGTAAGCAGCATTATAACGCGCTAACTTTTTCCGCGATTCTTCAAATTCTTCTGGCTCAAGGAAAGCCAACAGCTCTAATTTTCGTAGTCGCTCCTGTTTATTGCGCTCGTAATACTTATTTTGGTAATCCAATCGCGCCTTCTTATTCTTTTGATAATACGATTCTTCCATATCTCATTATGCTTATTAGAGGGGGTCCGTCAATTTTTTTCTCTACACATATATACCTATCAACATCGCGCCATAAAAAGTGGACCCCCCACCGGTGGCGTGGTCAATAAATCTTTGATCGGTAAATCGTGGATCCGGTTTCGGGAATCGGGGCGCAAGGATCGGGAAACGGGAAACACTGGGAAGGGTTTGGGATGCAGGCACGAAAAAAGCCCCGTGCGGTTTGATCCGCACGGGGCTTGCATTTGGTGAGGTTAAGCCTTTACCAGCTTGTAGCCTCTTTTTGACATATGAGCTTCCAGAAAGGAAACCTCTTGCTTGCTTAGATTAGGGAACAGATTAACCATCTCAGTGAAATGATCCTTTGCCTTTTCTAATGGGTCGACCGTCTTGCGGGCAGTCGCTAAACCGATTCGAGCGGTATCGAAGAAAAGATCCATATCAAGCTCTTCTTCTGTCTCATCATCGGTACCCTTTGCTGCCATTTGCTTCTTGAGCGTAGCAACTCCGAAACGCTTTCTAATGTCTTGGTAAGCTTTCGCCCAATCTTCTCCCCTCATTTCGGCAATCTCCTTTCCACTTATCGCGCTAGTAGAATGGCCATTTACGAGCAAGGCTTGCTTTTTGGTCAATGGCTTATCGAAAGAAACACCGCTCTCAAGGTAGGGCACAAAGATCACCGCATCTTTCAAGCGGTTTGAAACCTTCTCAAGATGAACCTTTTTGTCACCCTTCGGTAAATGCTTCGCACACTGGTTTTTAAACCAGTCTTTTGCGCGATCCATCGTTTCGCCTTTGCCTTTCATCTTATCGACAAGGAGAGAAGCGATCTCATGGCTAATCGATTGCTTGGCCTTGTCCAACGTTGCCTCATCTTTCGCAATGCGAATACAAGTTGCAACTATGTTCTTCCAAGTAGAAACTTGGACCGTCTTTGTTTTTGTATTTGCTGTCATAGCACCCTAAATAGGAGGAAAGGCAAAGCGGTGGACCCACCGTGTTTCCCTTCACCGTATCCCGTATCCTGTTTCCCGCACCCTTTTTCGGGTTTCCTATCAACATTATACTGCAACCCGCGACCCAGCAAAAACCGTGCCCCTATACACAATAAAATGCTCTTAAAGCCCTCTTAATCAACGATTTACCTTGATTAAGGTGCCAAAATGTAGTATACTATATATACAGTTGAGGAGGGCACAAGGCCAACCCCAACAACCAAAGACAAAGACTATGAAAACCATATACCAATTAAATCATCACATTTATCAGTGTGGTGAATACGTTAAAACCGTAGCGGTCTCTTCAGACCGCGAAAAGCTCGAAGAGTTCTACGATGAAGAATATCACAGAGCATATAAGGAAGTGGAGGATTACGGAGACCCTTACGATTATGATCGGTGGGTTCCTTTAGATGATTTTGGAGCTCTCCTCTCCTCAGAGGAGAAGTCTGAGCAAAAACCGTGGAGAAGTGGCACTAACCACCATGTAATTGAAGAGGTAGAATACCTAGACTAATGAAAACTACACCAAAGATATGGGTGATCTCTGACACCCACTTCAACCACAAAGGCATAGTCGAACGCCGTGTAAGGCCCGACTTTCACGGCGACCGGACCCTCAAGAAGTTGAAGCACCGCGTAGGTGAGGACGACATCCTCATCCACTTAGGGGACGTCATCTTCGCGAACCAGCCTGAGCTGCCGCGCTTCCTCGACTTCCCGTGCGCCAGTAAGATACTGGTGCGCGGCAACCATGACACGAAGAGCGTGTTCTGGTATCTCAAAAGCGGGTTCGATGCTGTCGTCGACTCGTTTAGCCTGAGGTATGATGGCCTCGATATACTATTCACCCATAAACCTCAGAAAGAGTTTGCGGGGGACCTCAACATTCACGGGCACCTACATACCATGTCGCACCGTGAGGAGGAGTCCGAGTGGTATTCCCTCGACAGTCCGTTCCACCACCTGTTCAGCCTTGAGTGGGTGGGCTACCAGCCCGTGTGGCTCAAGCGTATCACTGAGCTATATGCCAGACATATAATCGACACGAAGGACCACCCAGATTGCCCCGAGTGTAGTGGACAGGGCGGGCTAAGGGGTATTCTCCCTGACGGCAAGCGGTGCGATACGTGCCTGATATATGAGACAGATGAGGCCGCGAAGAAGCAACTCGACTGGCAGACAGTCTACAAGCCCCTATTATCCAATGAGTAGATTTGAACACTTTGACGACCTAGGCAATGTCGGGTATACCGAGATCTACGGCTTCATGTTTCCTGAAGACATGGAAGGGCTACTCCGCGTATGCCCCGAAGGTTGGTTTACTGCGGCCTTCAGCCTGCACCACGACGAAGAGAAGGCGATTGAGGTTTACGGTCATGAAGGTATCCGAAAACCGGAGCAACTTCATTCGCTCCGTGATTTTCGTCCCCTAAGTTATGGGTGGCCCTTCTATTTCAGCTTCCCAAAGCCTTACCTTGAGAGAGTATTATCCTACAACCCTGAACTATGAAAATAAGAATAAACAAACATCACAATGCCGACCTCATGCTGTTGGCGGTGGTCACTATAGCCGCTAGCTTGGTAACGCTGCTAACTCTAGCAATCATTAACCCAATGTGGAGGGCAGACCTTATGTTCTCCGACTGGTGGGAAAACCGCAACGACTAACCTGTAACCTGAACTATGAAAGAACTAATCAACGGACTCAAGCTCGACCTATTCATATGGTTGGGCCGGAGCCTCTGCTTCAATAAGATAGACATCCACACAAACACTGACGACGATGTCACCAGTGTAAAATTCACCAACACTGAACTATGAACGAAATAATAGCAGCAACTATCGGCGAGTCCCTTCAAGGAATGAAGGGGCCGGAAGTCCTACTCTTAATCGCGTGTGTCCTTGCGATCCCTGTCGCTCTCTACCTCATCGTGCTCAACATGATGAAGACCGAGAACCGTCGACGGGAGTTGCGAGTGAGAGCCCGCGCTGAGATTAAAAGTAATCGAGTAATCGCATTAAATGCCTTTAAACGCCTCTAAACCAACGATTTACCTTGATTAAGCCACCAGAATATAGTATACTATATATACAGTTGGGAAGAGCCCAACGCTAACCAAAACCAAAACCAAAACCAAAACAAAGACTATGTCAGACAAAATAAACATCGGCATCCTTACGGACCTCTCCTTTGAGAAGTTCGCGCCGACCAAGCAGAACAAGGCGGCGGTATCCATGTATGCCGCCGCGTCACAGAGTGACGCCCGTATGCACAGAGCCCGCACCGACCTCGTCGAGTCGAGCTGGCTCAGTGAGATCAAGAGCCTTGAATCGGAGGCCCGTGTTCTCTACCACGAGAACACTCTCTCGTATCAGCGGCGAGGTATGCGGCTCTTACCCACCGCTCGCATCACCACTTATCAAGATGCACTAGCCCGCGTCAAGAAGAAGTGGGAGCTGGCAGTAGAGGACTTCGTCGTCAAGTGGGAGGTAATCCTCGATGACGCCCGTCAGCGGCTCAACGGGGACTTCGACCCCGCGAAGTATCCGTCTGCCTCTTCGATCCGTAGCCGCTTCGCCATGAAGGTCGAGTTCATGCCTATGCCCGACAACGGTAGGTTACCCTCATACCTACAGGATGAGATGAACGCCGTGCTCGATGAGCGTATCAAAGAGGCGGGTAAGGAACTCCGCACTCGTCTCATCGACAAGCTTACCCACCTTGCTGACAAGTGTGCCAGCGTAGGTGGTGAGTCGGCGGGTAAGTTTTACACAACCAACGTGACGAATGTCATTGATCTGTGTGAGCTTATCCCTGATATGCTAGTCGGTGACGACCCCGACCTGCTCAACGCCATCGAAGACGCCAAGCGTATGCTCGACGGTTACGATGCTGACTCGATCAAGTCGAGTGAGATCATCGCTCAAGATGTGAGAGCCAAGGCTAGTGCCATCGCATCTTCTCTAATCTAAATACTAACGGGGGCCGCGCATCCGTCGATCACGCGAACAAAAACAAAAACCAAACAAATATTATATTATGTCTAATCATACTACCATTACGTCATCTGACATCGTGCCCGTCCTTGAGCGTTCAGCGAAAGCTGGCAACAGAAAGCCGCCCCTGTTCTTGGGCTGGTATGGCCTCGCGAAGTCCTTCATGGTCAAGAAGTTCGCCGACGATAACGGCTTCCACTTCATCGACTTCCGCGCCGCATACAAGACCTTCAACGATGTAAGGGGTTTCCCGATCCCGAACCGTGAGACAGGTATCATGGAGTGGTTTCCAGATGAAGACTGGGACTTCCATCCTACTAAGCGTAACGTCATATGCTTTGATGAGATCGGTCAGGCCCAGACCTCGACCTTCAAGGCCCTCATGCAGGCCATGCTCGACCGTCGTGTCGGCAAGATGAAGTTTCCTGAAGGCACTATTGTGTGCGCTGCCAGTAACAAGCTGGATCAGAAGACAGGTTGTCAGCGTATGCTGGCGGCGTTAGTCGACCGCTTCGCTATCTATGAGGTGCGCCCTGACATCGTGAGCTTCCAGTCTCACCTTGAGCGGGAGGGTAAGTCTCCAGAAGTGTTGGCGTTCATCAACGCTAACTCTGACGCGCCTTATAACTTCAAGATAGAAGACTGGTCTGGTGAGGAGAACCTGCCGACCTTCAGGTCATTCAGCCGTCTCGATGAGCTTGTGGCCAGCTACGACTCAGCAGTCGAGGCTACATCTGATCCCCTGTTCCTGCAACATGCACAGTCTTGCGTGGGTCCTAAATACGGTTCCATGTTCGCTGAGTTCATCAAGCTCGCCAGCAAGGTGGGTGACGTAGGTAGAATGGTCGACGAGTGTCGCACCTGTGACATACCGAGGGAACCCAACCTGCAATGGTTGGTGGCCTGTCGCCTCATCACACTAGCTACCAAGGAGAACATCAAGAACATCCTAACGCTTGCCCAGCGTTTATCCACCCCTAACGACCCAGACTGGAAGTCCCGCAAGGAACCTGCTATGATGCAGATGTTTGTAGGTAATGGGCTACGTAGACGTAGATCAGACTTGCATCGGACTGAGACTATGCTCTCATGGCTTGCACACTATGGAGAATTCATCGTTGACTAAGCTAGCCAAGCCCCCTGCAAACCCGCCCTCTATTCTTAGGGCGGGGTGGGATGTAGATGTCGTCAATCTAGTGCGCTGGCTGCGAGCTTATGCTCCTGATCACTACACTACATCAATGATGGGCTACTACCTCATATCGGAGGAGGCTAACAACGTTCCTGTGGATGTCATGTCCACCCAAACACAAATACTAAAACTAACGCAAAATGAACGCGAGAGAGAAAATAAACTACGCCCTACGTCAAGTAGTGGTTCATCATGGGTTCTTTGGTCCTGCCGTAGTGGCAATGCCTTGGAATGAAGATACCCGTATCGACACGGCATGCACCAATGGCACGGTGGTCCGTTATAACCCGTCCTTTGTAGACGGGCTTACCAAAGCCCAGACAGTGGGGCTCGTGATCCACGAGCTATGTCACCCCCTGTTGGGACACCTAGAACGGTTGGCTATTCAGTTCAAGACTGACCACCGCCGAGCTAATGCAGCGGCTGACTATGAGTTGAATGGGTTCATTACCTCATACAACAATGACGCCGCCATACCTGTAATCCTACCCCCTGACGGCTGTATCGATGTCGACAAGTGGGGTGAGTTATCGGCTGAAGTTATCTTCAAGAAACTGGAGATGCCTGACATACCACCGCCACCACCCCCTCGTGGCAACCCTGACGGCGAAGTCGAAGTCAATGGCGACGGCGACGGCGGGGGCGGGGGCGGCGACAATGAGGGCGACAATGATGGCGGCGACGGTGGCGGCAAAGGTGGCAGCGGTGTAGGCGAGTTCGAGATCCCCAACGATGGGGGTTCCAAAGAACTCAACGACAAGTGGCGCGAGCTACTGGGCTCGTGTATCCAAACCTCCAAGCTACGTGGTGAGTTAGGTGGGGACTTCCAGAAAAAGCTGGAGGACCTCTACGAGACTCCCCTTAGCCTCGAAGATATACTCAGCAAGTATGTCACCGAGTTCTGTATTGGAGACGGTAGCACCAGACCCGACCGTAAGTTCCTCGCCATGCATGACATATGTATAGCTGGTATAGAGGATGAGCGGCACGGCACCTTGGTGTTCGTCCGTGATACCTCCAGTTCTATGGACGACAAGACCATGGGTAGCGTTACGAGTGTCGTTCAACAAGCGTGTGATGAACTCGACTTTGAGAAGATTGTGGTCATCGATGCTGATGCCCAAGTCTGTGACACGGTTGAGTATTCTCCGTTCGATACGATCTCCCTCGACTACAAGGGTGGTGGTGGCACAAGCTTCCGCCCCGCTCTCAAGCATGTCGAGGATAACATCGAGGACGCCCGTGTCGTCATCTACTTGACTGACGGCTACGGCGACTTCCCTGACCATGAACCTTCAACCCCAACCTTGTGGGTCACTTATGGCCTTAGTGAATCCCACTTCCCTTTCGGCGATGTAATTAGCCTCTCCGAAATCCTCAAGGCCCAACAATAAAAACTAACTACAAATACAAATGACTAACGAAACATTAATTGATTCATTCGCATTGGACCCAACTCGTAATATGCGCTCCAGTTATTTCCGATCTATGAACGGTATGCTGTTCATCAAAAGCAGTGATCCTTGGGGGCGCGTGAAAGCGTGGTGCCCCATATTCATCGTATCGGAGGTGATATTATTCATCCCTCCCCCTTGGGGGATATTCCCTGACAGAGGAGCGAACGCCTGTTGGAATGCTATGACACGAGCCGCCGAGAGTTTCCGTGGGAACTCTACGGTGATCTCATCCGATGGGTCTCACATATCGGTCCCCAAAGAACTATACCAACCGCCTAAGCTACGTAATGTGCCTAGCCGCCAGTGTTATATACGAGATATAATGGAGCATCTTATGAAGCCAGCTCCCTATAGTGGCCCTCGTTCTACTGCGTGTCCTGAAGAGGGGCGGGCTTCGGAGGTCTACTTTGCCGAGTGTCGCAAGATAGCTTGGGAGTTCGCGATCACCGAAGCCGCTTCTAAATACGCGAAGTCTAAGAAGACTCTTGAGTTAGAAGTGAATAAGGCGGTGACCTGCGCCCATGTAACAGACATGAATAGTAACTTAAAGGAGCTACATAAGCAGGTTATGGGTGATGACTTGTCAGAAGCGGAAGATACTTACGATAACCTCACAGGGTGTGTACACAGTCTGGCAGGTATGTTGTCAGCCGCCTCTAGAATCCTAGACGATACTAAACGGGCATCGAGTCGTATTCGTTACCGTTCTATCGCTAGATGGCAGGATGAGGCCGTTCCCCAAGACCGCTTTACAGATGGCTTTGCGGGGGATGGTATCTTCTCGATCCAGAACCCTAACATCATCGAGGGGTGGGTAGATTTCTCTAAGTTCCTAACGAACCTTGGCATTAACATACCAAGACCTTTTGGCGAAGACCTAAGTTTGGAGTCTGTGTATAGGCTAGCTGCTTTTCATGACGTAAGTGCTGAATCGTATTTCAACTTCAAGAAGCATATGGATGCTAAGTTGCTTGGAGAAAAGATATTCGCACCGTATTTTGGGAGCACACGCGACTACTTAAAGGAGACAACTGAAACCTGTAACCTGTATCTGGGATAATGAGACTTATTAAACATTACACTGACAGACAGGTCCGTAACTCCCTCAGAGCGTGGTATTCCGAGGCGACTGAAGAACAACACATGAGGGGTTGTCTATGGTATGACGAAGCAGAGGAGGTAGCGACTAACATCTCCGCCTGCACTGGAGTCGAGGTTCATACGGCTGGAGCCGTTATCGCCGCTCTCTCCCCACGTAACAAGTGGGAGAGGAACATAGATGACGCGTGGTCCTTATGCAAAGCGTGGTCGAGGGGTGAAGACCCTGCGTCCGTGCGAGTATGCACCTTCAACGCTAACAAAAACAAGGCGTGGAGAATCCTTGAAGGGGATGATGACGTGCTTGCTACCTCACCTAAGGTTTCAGCGTTCGCTGATACTATCCTACATGGAAGCACTGCAAACTGTATAGTGGTAGATGTCTGGCATACAAGGGCGTGTATCACTAAGCCAAAAGAGGGTCGGGTAGACTGTCAGGGTGCGCCGACCTATAGACAATACAAGCGGCTTGAGGATATAACCCTTGAGGAAGCTAAGGCTGTTGAACAAGCCCCCTGCCATTATCAGGCTACGATCTGGTGTGTAATTAGAGACGCTTGGGGTGGACTTACAGAAGAAAAACAACTAGACTACTAACATGGACACAGAACATATTACGGTCATTGTCGAACACACTGACGAAGACGGATACCAGACTAATGATACGGTGAAGATAAGCTGCCGTGAACTTAAGGATGGTAACTGGTCTATCGTTGGGTGGTCTAAGAACCTGTCGATTAGAACCACTAGCACTAAACATCAGGCCCTTCTTGAGGACTTCACGTCAGCATTGCTGTATGTTAACGATGTGCATTCTGTTGACGCCAATAACACTGACAAGATAATCAAAGCTATTGAAGAGGTTATCAAATGAGTCGACGTAAACGATGGAGGGTTGTCGATTACAAACACCAAATAACGGAGAAGGAAGATACGCTTAGGGATTACTTCAGGCTCAACCTCCTTCTCCACCCTTCTCTGTATTATGACTTATCAAAGACCCAGCCATACATCGGTTACGCTGCATGGCTGGGTATCAAATACCTTCGGATGGGTTACAAGTCCGTCGGGTATGCCTTAGAGATAAGCCCTTACAGATGCAAAAAACTGATAAGCAAGGTTGAAGAATTCAGATACCCATACTCGCCAGAAGGCTTGGAGGGTTTCATTAATCGTCTTCCAGCCTTATAAACGTAGGATAATTTTTTCTAATAATATTATCTAAGATACGGAGTCTCTGGGTGCCTACCTCGCCCAGAGACTTTACGTCTTCTCTGAAGGCCTCACTTACTCTCGACACTCTCATACGGCCCCTAAGGAGGTTCTTCTGTCTGTCCTTACCTATACCTAAGTAGCTCTCGCTGAGAACCTGTCTACCTTGTCTAGGTGTAAGACCAAAGGCCTCGAAAGACTTAGTAGCGGATAAGATCTTCCTGTCAATCTGACGTAGGCCTTCGATGTATTCGATGCCCATTCTTTCGATCTCCCTTTCAGTAAGGGAGCCTTGTGACTTGAGCTTGTTGAGCTTCGACCTAAGTCGGTTACGTTCTGACCTCTTGCGGGCAATGAAGGTAGAAAGAGCGCGGACAGGATCCACCTTACTTCCTCTGACAGGGTATAGCTCCTTCATGAGGATAGCAGCCGCCCTCTTGTCTGGATCAGTAGGTTCATCACCCATGCTCGCCTTGAGGGCGTCTCTCAACGCCTTGGCGGTTCTTGGCTCAAACGAGTTCTGATAAATGTAGCTGAATATCTTAGCGGGAATCATGAACCCGTCACCGTCCTCAAAGATCGGGTCACCTGTCGCATCATCCTTGTTGACGATAGCGTCTTTAATGGCGGCAGCGAATATCTGATCGTCGGCGTAACTACCAAAGATCATACCTGTTGATTTTAGGAGACCTTCTCCGAACTCGCCTCTCATGGTGTGCTCTGTGAGACGAAGGGCGGGCTCCGCGTAGTCCGAGAACGGTAAGAGGAAGGTGAACGGGTAAGCCCTTATAACACCCTCGCTATCGCGGTAGTAAATGAAGGTCGCGTTCTTGTGGTAGAGGGGGACGGTCTCACGATAGTTTTCATCCTCTTCTTCTCCTATACCATACATCAGTCTCATGACGGTCGGTATAATCATACCAAAACCAACCGCTACAGTGGAGAGCCCGATAGCCCTCTGGTAGCCCCGCTTCTTAAGAACAGCGTTGTTGCTCTTTAGGTCACGAGAAATAGTTTTAGGGATACCGTCAAACGTAATGCGGAGCATGTCAGTCTTGAACCCTAAGAACGGAGCGAGTAAGTATCCATACTTAGACGAGAGGGTCTTGACCAGCTCATATCTGTCTTTGTAGGACTGCGATGTCCTACGGACATTGTGAGCGGCGGCTGTGTCAATTTCGTATGGGGAGTAGGTAGCGAGGTCTCCTACATTCCCGTTCGCCTTGTCCCACGCCACTGCCTCTTCGTATACCTTCACCTCGTGTTCAAAGTAAGCTATCTTGTAGAAGGCATCCACCCTTTCGGAAAGGAGTAAGGCTCTGTCGAACAACTGGGTCTTGATCTTCTGAACCGCCTTAGAGTCGGCTGCCTTCTTAGTGGCCGCTTTTAGTTTATCGAGAAGGCCGTTGAGTTCCTTGTTCGCCTCATTCGGATCGAAGTTACTATCAACAATGTCGCGAATCAACCCCGCTGTGATATCACCCCCCAGCACGTTGTGCGCGATAAGTCTCGCCTCATAATCAGAGATCTCCTTCATTTTAGTAGGAGATAGGCTAAAGGCGCGTCGCAGTGAGTTCATTGATTTCAATGCGGTAATCGGTGACATACCGTTCATCGGGGCGAAGAACAGTGCGTTACCAAGCACGTTACGGACATAGAATCCGAACGACCCTAAAGTCTTAGCCGCCAGTGATGCTCCTGTGAGCGTTCTGACAAGTGTCACCGCTGCTTCTACCGCTTGTTTGTCGGGCGAGAGTGATGACACACTAGGCTCCGGTCTGAACTGGTTTCTAATGTGGGAGTATGCCTCTTCAGGAATATAGTAGTCTGCCCTTATATCATAGGTCTGTTCTACCTCATCCTTAATTGACTTAGCGACATCCGCGTTATATGCGTAAGGCTCCCCCGTTCTTACGTTCAACATAGAGGGGGCAGGTAAGGCCTTACCATCTAACTGGAGCGTGTCTAATTCTTGTTGCGTGAATATGAACCCTGTATCAGGGTTCTTATCTTGGTGACCGAGTTGGATCAGGTTCTTAATGAAGGACTGCTTAGAGGTGGCCTTGTTTATAGCATCAATAGAACGGACAACATTATTAACCACATCCGACTCATCGTATTGGCCGAGAAGATCGCGGATAGGTTTAGGGATGTCCTGTCTTCTCCTTACTTGGTCGAAGATAGCCCGCGACATACTGGCGGCTGGTTTAGTAACCTCATTCACGCTACCATATCTGGTATCAAGTGACTGGAGATAAGCGACGATGGCTTGCCTGACTTGAATCTGACCCCCCTTTGTATGGAGCTGTATCCGCCCTTCGTCCGCCAACTGTTCTTTTGTTGACCGCCTACTGCGGGGGATGTTCTTCTGTTTCTCTTCGCTTCTCTTATCGCGGACGAACTGCTGTATAAACTGACCTTCGATAAACTCGTGGGCCTTATCGTAATTCTCAACCATACGGATATCGCCTACTTCACGCTGACCGGAAGCGACCTTGAGTATCTTATCGAGGTATCCCTCTTCAGTGAACGCCCTGTATTGTCTTATAACGTAGATACCAAGATTACGGTCGATGACCATTTTTAGGTTACCATCAACGTCATATTGTTCAGCGAAGACCTTTGATAACGCGTCCAAATGGTCCCGCATGTTCTTCAACGCTTGATAAAGCTTAGGGTTCTTCTTCTCGATTTGAGTAGCGGCGGCGTCCCTCTTTGTGAGGAGTTGAGCCCGAACCTTTTTCTGGTAAGCCTCAAGGGGCGCGTCGTAGTGCGCTTTCTTTAAGGCTTTATAATCAATAGGCTCAGTTGTCTCCCCTCTCGCTAGTTTCTCTTTCGCGATAGCGATCTGCCTAAGGTGCCTCTGTTGGATATCCTCCATGACATTGTCATCTGGAGTTAAGTTGTCAGGCCTACCTAAGTAATCGGCGAGGAGATCATTAGTAACCTCTGGGCTCTTCTCTAGAAGGTCCATGACAATCGCGGCGTCACTTATCGTTTTCTGGGTTACCCCATTAGCGGCAGCCTCCGCTTGGAGATCTAATTCTAGAACGCGTGAATCACTATCCCCATTCAGCAGTCTCTTAAGTCCTTTGTTAGGTGTGTATTTCTTCTTTTCAAACACCCCATAAGCGATCTCGAAAACCTTTAGATGGGAGAACCGTTTGTAAACGTCCGCAAGACTGGTGTTCTCATCGATCTCTATATCAGGGTCCCCCGCGAAGGTGGCGGCTAACCTTTGGTTCAGGTTTTCAAGCGATTCGTTAGGCCTATTAACATCAAACCGTGATACTGTTGATGCGTAGAAACTACCTTGACGTAGCGAGTTAAGCTCATGGGCCATCGCGTTAATCGCGGCAGCCATGTATGGGTTCTCCTTACGGAGGTTATACCTCGCAGATATTTTACGGAACACGTTCGCAAGGTAACGGAAAAGGATACGAGCGAAGAAAGGCTCGCCCATGTAGAAGGCGATATCTTCCTCAGTGGTAGAACCCCGCATGATCTTCTGGACAGACATGCGTAACTTCTCTCCTACGATCTGGCGTTTAATTACCGCATCGTTCTCTGCGATACCTTTGTTGAGTCTATCTCTGAGTTCTGTATTACTACTTTTAGCCGTATACTGAGATACGATTCCCGTTAGTGTGCTGTCTGCTAATGAGTCAACTATCGTGTCAAGTTCCTCAGTAGATATTGTCCTGAACTCAGTGACGTGTATCAACTCCTCACTAAGCAGGGACTCAGTAAGCATCTTAGTTAGTTTAGGAGAGAAGAGTTCTCCTCCTGTCTCAGCTAAGTAAGACTCCAAGTTAGCTTGGTTGATGAACATGGTAGGGATGCCTACCCCATCCTCCTCAACAATCGTTGCCATGAAGGCAGCCTTGGGGTCGTTCTCTAATGGGGTGCCTGTGATGTCAGATACTAACTTTACAGGAACATTAGACGGGATGACCTGAGCTACAGCTTGCTCAAGGATCTCTTCTAGTTGTGCTTGCCCTTCTGCATCCAAAGTAGCTCCGGTATCAAGACCGGAGAAACTTGAGAGTCTTTCGGTCGTATCGGGGGCGACTGCCTTCTTCATGTCCGATATAAACTTACTGAAGATCTTACCTTCCGGTGAAGCTTCTGTAACCTCATGAGATTCGATAAAGGTATCGAGCTTCGCGAGTGGTGTCAGGTTCTCTGAGACATCCATGTTAATGAAGTCGACCAGATCATCGAAAGCGCGTGAGAGTCTTGTGTTCTTACCTAGCCCAATTAAGTCCTTCACGATATCGACGAACCGCTGAACGAGACCCTTACGAGGCATTCCCCTAACGGCGTTCTGGAACGCGGTCGAGGTGAACATCGTAGAGATGAACTCTGAAATATTAGTTAAGCCGTAGTTAACCTCTAGCTTCTCTTTACTACCTAGTTCCAAAGATCTAGCGTATTCTTTCTGGACGATCTTACGGAGACCCTCTAGACGCTGGATAGCGGCCCTCTGTTTAGGGGTAAGTTTCGCCTTGTCTGTCTTAAGAAGCTTGTCCGTAAGGGCGTGTAGGTATTCGTGAAGAACAATAGACTCTACACCGCTACCGTAGTAACCCGCGATGTTAAGGGTTACCTGACTCGTTCCATCTGAGAACACCTCAAACGCTCCGGCTTGTGCGTCCTTGTCTTGCTTAATAAGGAACTTAGATCCTAAGATCACGTCCTTATTCTGGAGGAGTAGTTTAGCTATCAGTCGGTGGGACTCATCTACACCCGTCTTAGAGATCTCTCTGATCGCCTCAACAACAGAAGCGGGGTCCCCGTTGACAAGACCTAGTCTGTCTACGTCCTCTTGGTTACGATTAACGACCGCCTCAATCTCTAGTCCTAAGAACCAGTTAGGTGCGTTGTCCTGTGAGAGAACCAAACGAGCTTGACCGAACTTTTCCTTTAGCTCCGCCTCTGCTTGAGGGGTTGGGTCATACCCTCTTACATAGAACATTGCCCGCACAACGGGGGGTAGATCTCTGAACGCGGTCTGATAAGCTAGGTGATCTTTAGATGAGCTATTGAGGGTGGATACTAAAGGACCTACTACACCTTCTTTTTTAGTGAAAGCTTCTGATTTACCAGAAATTAGTCGTAAGTTATCAAGTAACTTAGTCCGTTTACTACCTTTAAGGGCCTCAAGTTGGTTGAGGCTAGTTTTAAACAATTCCCTAACATCGCTAGAGACCTCATCGTAATCCTTAGCCCTTTCTTCAGGGGAAGCGATTCCAGTTTCTTCTGTAGTCTCTTCAACGTCCTGCTCTGCTTGGGTCTGGGTCGTGTCTGACATCTGCTCGACGCCAAGTTCTCCCGCGCTAACAAGCCTGTCGTTATTAATAAAGTCAGATACTTGCTTGTTAATAGAGTCGCCTGCCCTCTTAGCCGCTAGTAAAAAGTTAGGGAAAGGAGATACAGAGTTAGTAGGATTATAGGCATTATAGTTGATAAGCTTCTCGATAGACCGCTTAATAACGAAGTGCTCCCAGTTCTTTGTAAGTTTTAACTGCCTACCTCCTTTTGCCATAGACCTCTGGTCTAACGCCCTCACTTTCTTCATCTCATCTGCGGTAGCGGTTCCGAAGTTTCCTGTACCTTTGTTAGTAGAGTAGAGGTAGGTTGCGAGCTGTTGAAGCTTACTTGTCTTAGAGGATATAACAAGGTCCGTTTCGGGTGTTTTTGTTTTTCCAATGTTGATCGACTCGCCTTTTTCGAGTAAATCAGTCTGGAACCATTGAGATATGCTATCCATAGGGAACGCAGACATGATAGCGTTAGTCACATCGGACTCCACTTCACCTAGATTGCTCTTAACGGCACGGGATTCAGGGTCCCCACCAACCGTTTTAGTTGGGTCAATCTCAGGGAATAGACCCTCTTTGAAGGAGTAGACAGGTTTACCGCCCTTCACATCAATGTCTAAGAACCCCCTGTCGAGGAGCATCTTTCTTAGTCCCGCTACTTTTACAGCTAGTGACAGTTCAAAATAGAACTTGACCGCCGCCTTAGCAAAAAACTCATCTGCCCCTTCCCTTGTTCTGTAGCCGAGACGGTGAAGTTTAGTGGCTGTTGCGAACTTACGCCCCGTAGCGGTGCTACGTTCAGCGAGTTGCTCATAGTTTTTAGACATCCATTTTTTAATGGCTGGGACCGCATCGGATATGTCCATAGGGCCGTGTAGGACGAACTGTTTCCCGTCGAAGTCTGCCCCTTCTTGTGCCAGCTTTGTAAGGATCTTAGTTTTCTCAGTAGCGGCCCTGTTGAAGGCCGCTACTGCGGCTTGGTAGTCTTCTTCATTCTTAAACTTTTTCTTATTGGGCGGGTCGATCTGGTTTTCTTCTTCATCGAGAGCCGCTAGTTTCTCCATGATGTCCTTGTTATCACTCGTAAACTTAGGGTAAAACCCTGCAATATTGAACTCGTCAATAATAGTATTGAGTGATTTCAGATCAACCCCTTCAAGTAGGTGTCGGTCAAGGAGGACTCTAGCTATGTCCACCTCCGAAAACATATCTGACTTATCTAGTGACACTTTATTTAAAGTAATCACCTCACCAGTAGCGGGGTCGACTCCTTTGACTGAGTCTACCACGTTGTTAAATATAACAATCGAGGGGTTGTAACCTTTTGTCTTATTAAGGTTGTCGGGGGTTTTGATTTTATGACCCGCATCAACGAGGGCTTTAATCTGTTTGAGGTCGTTGTTGAAAAGAAACGGACCCCTATTGCCCTCCCTTACACCTTTCTTTTGGACTACAATGTTAGAGGGGTCGATGTTATAAAGTGTAGCGACCTCTTTGACAGAGAAGACTGGGTATCTCTTCTTGATACCAGCTTTTAGTTTCTCCTTAAACTCTTTTACCTGAGGTCTTGTTAGGCGAGGAAACCCATACTGTTCAGAATAAAAAGAATAAGGGTATCCTTTATCGATAAGGAACTCAAGGGCGTCATTAGCTTGTCTATCTCTTTGCTCCTCTGTTGTCTCTATAGTCTCAGTTCCGAAGTTACCTTCTTTATCATCTATGGTATCTTCGGCTATTTTTTTGTTCTCCTGAGGTTGTCTGTCGACTGCTTTCTTTTTTACCTCAAGGGTGACTGAAGGTTTTCCTACTTTCTTAGCTGCTTTCTTAGCTGCTTTCTTAGCTGCTTTCTTAGCTGCTTTCTTAGCTGCTTTCTTAGCTGCTACTTTCTTAGCTGCTACTTTCTTAGCTGCTTTCTTAGCGTCAGTTTTCTTAGCGGCTGTTTCCTTAGCTGCTGTTTCCTTAGCTGCTGTTTCCTCAGCTGCTTTATTTACTTTCTTTCTTGTCTTCGAGAACTTCTCTTTAACCTCTAAGACAAAGCCTACATCGTTGTTCTCGATGGTGAAGACAAAGCCGCCAGTCTCAGATTCAACTTTGTCCTTAGCTACTTTCTTAGCTACTTTCTTAGCTGCTTTCTTAGCTGCTTTCTCTTCAGGTGCTTTCTCTTTAGGTTCTTCATCTGGTTTCTCTTCAGTCTCTTTAGCACTGTCGGCGGAAACCTTTTCCCCTTTATCGATAATACCCTGTAGTTTCTCACCTACTACCTCTGCGGACATTGGGCTACCGGCTTCTTCTAACCTGCTGACCATGTCCTCGCGCACCCTCTCACCCATAAGCTTACGGGACTCTTGCGTTTCAAATACATCAGAAGCACCGGATATACGGCTGAAGGCCCGTCGAGCCCCTTGCATGCCTGCACCAAATGTTGCGCCGTAAGCAGCAGCGGTTCCGGTATGAGCCATCAGTTCTCCAAAACTTAAATCATCCCTCGCGGTTGCGACGGTCTGAATAAGGGTGTTGATATACTCATCGAGCCCCTCCTCTAGACCCTCACCTATTGCCCCCATACCAACAGCGGCTACGCCTCTGGGGACGGCTATTGCGTTAAAGTATTTAGGCGCGTGTTTCTTAGTGATGGCCCCTAAGATTTGACCAAACTGACTCTTAGTTAGGGTTTCATCAGAAGCGGATAAACCTTTAGCGAGGACCGTAAACATTCTCCTCGCGTCTCCTACTGTAGCGCGTGTCATGAGGTAACTCTCAAGACCGCCTAAACCACCTAAGGTAAAGGCAGAAGTAATAGCCCCTGTAGTTACAGCCGCAATGAGGCCTGTCTTCAGGGCCCTCTGGTGCCTCTCTTCGTCGGTAAGGGCTTTCCCTTCTTCAGTCCTGCCTAGTGCGTCATACACAGATGCGTAGGTCATGGTCCCGCTACGGGTTCCGGCGGTGATAAAGATACTCGAAACAGTAGGGACCTTAGAGTGGAGCATCTTTGTGTAGGCTTGGATAGCTGTCTTGGCGTTAGCCGTAGTCGCTTCTTTAGATCCGACTTTACGGATGAGGTCTATTGATACCCTTTCTGCGGCTTCCTCCAATGATTCTTTCGCGCCTTGGCGTAAACTACCTTTGATGACGGTATTCATTAACCCCTTAGCTGTAAGCCTAGTGCCTAAGTAAGCGGCAGTAGCGGTTCCGGCGGTGCCTTTAGTGATTAAAGCGGTGGCGGTAAGGTCCGTAATAACGGGGGCGACCATTGAGGATAATTCGATACCCCAGTTTACTTCCTCACCTAAAATTTGAGCTACTCTTCGTTTAGCCTGTCTGTCTCTTTCGTTTTCAAGTAGAGATTCCCTAGCGAACTCATTTCCAGACATCGCGCCAACACCCCAGACAATATCAGTGATGGACTCAGGGATAGAGTTACCGACGAGCCCTAAGACCTCGTTTCTGATATACCCGTAAGACTCTTCATCATGCTCCGCCGTGAAAGCGTCAATGATCTCTCCGTTAGTCATGCCCTTATCCTTACCCTCCGAAACAGCAGTGGTCCACTCATCCGCTAAGTAACTCCTTTGGAACGCTTGGCTATACTCAGTGAAGGCTGCCTCACGGTAGGCCTCACGGTCCGCTCTAAGCTTTTCTTTTTCTGGATCAGCTAACTGAGAGATCGTAGCCTCAAAGACCTCAGTGTTATCCATCGCTTGAGGGTGGACGGCCACCTGACCTAAACCGAAACGTCTTACGTTATTGCTTAGATCTTCATCATCGAAATCTGTGTAATTGAGAGACTGCCTACCCACATAGTAATCAAGGGCAGCTACGATGTCCCCCTCAGGGATTTCTTTGGCGGCAGGTACCTGTTCTTTGAGTTGGCGTATTAAGAACTCAGTGTCCTGTTCGTTCAACTCGCCCGTCTCTGCCATACCTTCGGCTAACCTATTAATGGAATCACTGAAAAATGATTCCTCTACCTGTTGAAAGGCGTGGAAAGCGGTGGAAACGTTTTCGTATCTGAATATCTCAAACCCTTGTTCGTCTTTCTGTTGTCCTCTGAATATAAGTGGAGCGTCATCAGCTTGAATCATCCCACTGTCTAGGGACTGCTTGTAAGCCTTATAAGGACTAAGGCCCTCTGCGGCACCTCCTCCAATGAGGGTAATGCTACCGTCATCGGCTTGGATACGGGCGTATGGGGTAAGCTCTCTAGCTACGGCTGTCTTAGCGGCTTGATTATAATACTTCTCGACGAATGACTCAGCGGCCTCTTGTATTGGCTGCTTACGTTTCTGAGCCTCCTCTGACCCATCGTCGATAAAATTAGTGAAGTCGTATAGGGCACTGCTTTCACGACCCTCTGTATACAGGTAACCCGTTCTTAAAACTTTTTCGAGTATTCGTGTCTTGTCCTCGAAAGTGAGTGGAGGGGGCGAAAGTGTTCCTTCTAGGTCTTGGGGGGAAACCCCTTCAACTTCTACTAAACCCTTGGCCGTCGCCCCTAAAATATCTTCTTCTACCTCTGGGGTATACTCTCCGCTTTTTAAATACTCCTCCCGAACGTAGTTAGAATACTGTTTCCTATTTTCAATAGGGTCGGCAATAGGTCCGCTAGATGGGGACCATTCTTGGAATGGAGTAAGTTCAGGCATGGCTGATTATATGTAAGGGTTGGGAGAGTTTTTATTTAGGTGGTGTCAGGCCAAAAGACCCGTAGATATCTTCTTGTTCTTTTCTTTTAGCGGGAGACATTTGGAATGGTGAAGCTGGGTCTGCTGTAGTTGTAACCCTTTTCAGCTCTATATTAGAGTCTCTCTTAATAGTCTGTATAAAATTAAGTTGGGTTCTTAACACCTCTTCAGGGGATAAACCACTCTTTACTGCTTCTTCAGGATCTATAATAAATTTATCACTGAGCATTTTGAATACAGCGGGATCATCTGAGCTACCGTCAATCCGCATCCGTGCTTGTATAGCTTTATACATAGTATCGAAGTCTAATGCTTTAAACTTCATTTCATCTTCCCCTCCGGCCACCTCGACTATTGTAGTAAAATCCGCTGGGGTGGGGGAGAAACTAGCTAACTTTTCAAGTTCACTTTTCTGTAGTTTAAGGTATTCACTCTCCCTCTTCTCCTGCTTTTCTAACTCTTTTACCGTGCTTAGGCTTTGCGACGCTATTTCCTTAGCTTCGGGGTCCCCTCTATAGATTCCGGTAAGGATGTTTTGGTCTAGCAAGTCTTTAGGCATACCGTAGGCATAAGCTTGCGCTAGATTCTGATCTGCCATCTTTTGGGGGGCTTCTGCTGCTTTCTGTTGCACACCTATGGCTTTAATACGATCCTCGTAGCGGCTAAAAAACTTTATGGATTGAGGGTCAAAGAGGGGCGATTTAGACCTTATCTCATAAAAACTATTCAGCATATCGGAGGCGTCGCCCCCTCCTTCGATCAAACTATCAACATAGTTACCAATCGAGGAAAGTGTCTGGAAGTTCTTACGTTGTGCTGCTGCTTCATCTAGACTCTTCTGCATACTTAGCTGAGTCTGTTGGTAAGCTAGATCAGCATTACGCTGCCTCTTAATGCTCTCTTGATACTTAACCTGCTTATCTATTAAGGGCATCAACTCGTTCTGAGCAAACGAAGCATACCGTTCAAAACCCGCTTGATCAGTTACAGGAGAAGGGGGTGTGTATGACCCCCCAAAGAATGTCCCCGCAATATCAGCGAAATCCGATCTGTCTATTTCCTGTGCCATATTATGCTCTTCTAGATTTGAGGTCCTGTAACATTATCTGTAGCGGGGCGACCCGTGAATACTGGTAAGTAGATATTCCATCGGACATCCCTAAAAGTTTGTCGTCATCTTGGTAAGCTAAGGCCCCTGTTTTTTTATTGTCATCTTTTTTCCCTCCCCTATCACCTAATGGAGCTTTCGCTCCTACCCCCCCTTTAGCGGTGGTTTCGAGACGATACCCGTTCGATAGACCTTTACCGTCGCTGGTTCCGAGAGTCGATTCTTTCACAACAGCCCCGCCAGCGGCTTGTTGGCCCATTTCCAAGGTGTCCTGTAGCACGTCCCTTTTTTGCATACCTCTTTCCATTTCTTGCCTCTTATCTTGAGGGGTTCTGATGGAAGGCTGGCTTGCCCTTCTCTGAGCGGCACTCGCCCGTAAGGCTCTCGCGACGGCGGGGTCTTTTGTTTTATCAGCCTCTCTTTCTTCTCTAGCGGCCCTTCTCCTCTCGTTACCCTCTAAAGGTTGGCCCCTCAACATTAAAGGAGAAGTGCTTTTGCCTGTCTGAGCCTGTTTAGCAAAGGAACGTTTAAACAGAGGGTCTTGACGAGCAACAAACGCCTTCATGTCTTGTCCGGTCTGTTCAAAGAAAGAGACCCTTTCGGTTGCCTGATCATAAGTCTCGGCTTTAGGTAGTGCTGAGAACCCTTTCTCATCCTTATCTGGTAAGTAATCAAAGAAGTTTCGAGCGGGGGCTGCTGGAGCTACGGCAGGCTGCGGTGAAACCGCCCCTACTGGATCAGATGGAGTTGGAGGGGTGTCAGCTCCAGCTGCTGCGAAATAAAACTCATCGGATTGCGCCGATGGGGGGTTGAATACAGACCCTCGTGTAGGGCCCGAAGGCCCCGACATTCCCCCAGTAGGTGGGACCCCATAGTTGGACGGCTTAGGCTCAAGGTCCCTACCTAGATATATACCTTCGCCTCTATCCTCTAGCCCATTATTATTTGCGTCTCTAAACTCAGCGGTAGACATTCCACCTACCATATAACCTTCAGGTAGGTTATCCTCAGTAAAAGACTTTTTAGGGTTAGGTCTAGCGTCCTTTAAAAGGGCGGCCTTGCTTTGTGTAGAATCGGGCATCCCGTTTTCGTCTACGGGGGCGGTGTCTAAATCTTCTTCGTCGTCTCTATATCTAGCCATAGTTACCAAAGGTGTTTGCAAGCCCAGTGGCGAGCGGTGGTTTTATCTTTTGCGGTTTTGCAGTTGTGGCGAGCACGGAAGTTCGCACGTCGCTTAGGGTTCTTGTGTTTTGTAAAATCGCTGTAATCGCGGTGGCCATAAGAAACTTTCTTGATTTTGTCTCCCTCTTTGCCTAGAACGACAAACTTCTTTTTAGACCCTTTTGGCGCTCTCTTAGGCTTGTTGAAACCAGCAAAGGTTTCGCCGTGATACTGTATACGGCCTGAGGGGAGACGTTTAAAGCGGGAGTTTGCCACGACGGGTGAGAATAGCTTTTTAGCTACGTAATGTCAACGCTGTGGTAATTCTATGTATATCGGAAAAAAAAGTCCGCGTATAGCCTTTGGTGCTGTTATTACTAATTACAGCACCAAAGGGTTTAAAGAAAAGTTTTTATATATGTAGGGAAATAATTACAGCACCAAAAGTCAACTCAATAGAGTCGTATTTGGGTTATCTAAGGCACCACTCAGGCTCTTAATCGTTACCTGTTTCCTGAACCCCTTACCATCTTCGTCTTTCGGGGGGTCAACAGCCACGAGCCCTAGCCGCTGTCGAGCGCAATCAAGAGCAAGGAACGCGGCATCCGCTAAGTCAGGTGACCTACCGAACCGAGCTTTGAACTCTAATTTTGATTCGATCTTCACTTTAAGTGATCCGGTTTTCACCATATCGTAGTTTCTGGCACACATCTCTTTAGCTAAATCCGACGATATTCCGTAGATCTGCCTTGTCCTCATCAGCTCCTTACCAACGAACCAGAGTTCTGACACACGGTTCGTGTAGAGTTCTTCACCTGTAAGTTGACTGTTCATACTGACACGCTTGTCGGACGCTTTACCGCCAAAAGTAACGCGCATGAATGAACTCTCCCACTCGCCAGCTAACACATCGCAGAAAGGTGCGCCAGCTCCGGTGGAGTCAATAGCTAGATTACTAGCTGAAATATCGCGTCGTTTGCAGTGGTCGATAATTTGATGGACAATCTGGTAGGTGCGTGGAACCGCTTTGTTTGTAGCGTCATCATTAAGATGTATCGCCTCCCCTAATTTACAAACATACTGACCATTACGAGCGTAGCCAACCTCAGCGGTATATAATATAGTACGGTCCCCGCCTGTAGTGAAAGCAGGGTCACATCCGGCGATAATCGTCGGTTTTTCTACCCAATCTACGTCACCTAAGGCCCCGCTTTTAGTCATCTCCGCCTCCGAATAGATTCCGGTTGTCTCATCGCTGTCGAAGAAAACGGCTCGGACCATTCGCATGTAGCCCCTAGACTCCGCGCCTAATAGAGCCCTGTCTTCCGCTAGTTTCTCAGCGGTCGGTAGCCAAGGATACTTAACTTCCCCTAACGTAATATTAGGACTCCTCTCCCCATCTAGTCGTAGGTAATGTCCCCTCCATTTCGTTGTCCACTCATCAGCGGTCTGTGTATCTATGGACTCCCAACCCTTCTTAGGCTCTGACCAGACACCGAAAGCGTCGAATCGGCTATTTGGGTTGGACATACCAATCATCTGGAAAAACGGGTTTTTAGATAGGTTAGTCAGTCCAGCATTAAGGATAGCCTCACTGATTTCACTGAGTTCGTCACCGACAAGTATTATACGCTTCTGTTTGATTCCAATGAATTTGCCGATTGCCTCCCGTGTTTTAGACTTCTCCGCTGCGATAAGTGATAATCCAGCCCGTTCGATAAGCGTCCCGTTTTCATCGATATACGCGGCGTTCCCGATTGAGTCCCTTATCTTGATCGGCGCACCGTCAATCACCGACAACAAAGACATTACTGAACCCCATATCCTTTTCCGTGCTTCCCGTAAGGTGGTCGATGTCATCAGGACCAGTGTATCGCGAGGCTGACTTAGCCACTGGACGATACCCCACGCGGCCATCGTGTGTGACTTACCAGACGAAGCTGAACCCCCAATCGCTAAATATTTATGTTTAATTGCGGCCCGTATCATTTGTTCCGCCCAAGGGTGCCGGACCATCATAGGCTCTGGTAAATCGTCGCGGTTCCAAAGTTCGTCACATATTCTCCAGAAGTAATATTCCTTCGCAATTACCTTAGGGTGGTGTGCGAACCCATATAGTAAGGCCGTAATAAGGCTAGTTGTCTTAATAGCCAGACCACCCACGTCCATCTCCTTCGTCGTAGGGTTGACCCTTGGCTCAAGAACTTGCTTGCTTTTAGAGACCCGCTTACTCATAGTGACATCACTTTAATGGACTCAGAACCAACTGACAAGAAACTCTTTGATGAACAGATGGCAAAGAACCCCCGTTTCAAAGAGGCTTACACTCTATTACAACAGGGGCTCTCTAATAAAGGGATAGCTAATCAGATGCACGTCCACCGAGAGACGGTGAGGAAGTGGTTCAAGAAAGCCAGCCTACCCGCTCGTGTGTTTCGCCCCCTTATTGAGGCCGACAACAAGGCAGTGGAGGCGGTTGAAAAACGAATCGAAGAGGGGGAACACGCCGACGACATCTTAGAGGACTACCATGGTGATGTGGCTAGTGAGCTTCGGCGGATAGCCTCCGCTAAAGAAGACGCGGAGTTAGCAGAAATAGCTGACGCCCAAGTAACCCCCGCTGACCAATATCAAAGCTATATTGCTAGTGCCAGTATTAAACTACTTAGAGACTCGATAAAGAACCTTAAGGCACCTCGAACCGTAAGGGAACTCTCCGAACTAGACCAACTTATAAGAAGGAACTTAGGTTTAAATGCTAAGGGAGGGGGTTCAGGACAGGGTAAGCTCGTAATCGACGTGTCTGTCCTTAACAACAGTCTAGCGGATAAAGGTAAGGGGGCGGTGTCGCGGATGAGAAGTGATGTAGTGGACGTTGAGATCATCCCCAAGGAAGATTGAATTTTTTCCTTCACATTCCTTAATATATCGATAAATATAATTAACGATGTTCCAAGAACGTGAACCAGAAGTAGGGCCTAAGTTCATCACCCGAATAGATGAGGGGGCGGATTTCCGCTTTCCTGTCGATACTGCCGACGGTCTATGGTATCGCGTGAAGCCTTCAACGGCTCGTGAAGTATTCTACTTGCAA